TACTACTTCCATTCCTACTATATTTGTCTCTATTATACTACATTTTTCAAAAAACACAAATTCAAACATTATATTAACAAGAGTAAACACGATATTTTTGAATAAATAAAAGAAAAAAGCCTTCCGTCAATCCGGAAAGCTTTGATTTATGCTATTTCTAGCTTCCTCACCTTAATATTTCAAGGCTCGGGATAAAAAGGTTCACTGAACCTTTTTATTTTGCGATTGGGTAAACAGAAACTTGTTTTTTATCGCGACCTTTACGTTCGAAGCGTACTACGCCTTCAACTTATTAATTCAAGGTTTTCATGATGAAATGGATATAAAAAAATGTAATGTTTATAAAATATGGGTATCATTTTGGGTATCAATCACACTGAAAAATGTAATAGTATATTTGCTGTTATAACCGACATTTTAATGAATTTCTGTTATAACAGCAACAAAAAGCCCTCCCGTTTTGGGAGGGGTTAAAGTTTATTTAAGAGTTCCCCATAAGCTGATACGGTTACCTTCTTCGTCTGTCTGCCCAATAGCCATGTAATTACGGTTACCGGACTCACCAACATAGGAAATCCATCTATATCCGTTTGCTGATCCTTTGTAGTCATAATGGACTTCTTGTCCCGGGTTATACAGTGCCACAATTTCACTGTTAAGGCTTGGCCCACGACGTACATTGATAGCAGTATCACCAATAATAAACGTACCATCTTCTGGAATGAGTTCCATTTCATCATTCTTAGGTGTTTCGCTAAGTGGTGGGAAGTTATCGCTTAATGGAGTGTCAGAGTACGGTAAATAATACCACCCCTGCACATTTTCAAATCCACGACTATTAAAACGGGCAGGGCCACCCACAATAAGAGCATCAAGATTGCCATCGATATTTTGTTCAACAGTTCTCATGCTGTAACCATCTGAATCCTCGATTACTGCCCCACAATGTCCAAAGTTCACACCGCCAAACCATGCATCCATTGTGAAGAATGCGCCGGCTTTTGGATTCTCATCTGTAGGCATACGATGTACTTCTAATCCTGCTTGTTCTGCTGAGTCAAGCAATTCGGAAGCATCACCCCATAGATCAATACCAAAGAAAGTCTTTGCAGGATATGTGAGCAGATCAGCGCATTGAGTTCCTGCAAATCCATCCTTATCTACACCCATGCCAGAATTTGCTAAATCAATGATAAATTGAATAGTTTCTTGTCTTGTTGTCATAATAATACCTCACTTTTTCCATTCTTCGTTAGCTTTTTTTACAGCAGCTTCAAGAAAAGTGTTAAGTTCTTCGTTTGTCAGATAAATATTTTGAGATTCTAGGCCATTAATCAAGCAACTTTTAGCATGCTCTAATTTTTCAGTCCCGTGAATTTCTAGTGTTCCTGCAACTTGCTCAGTAGCATTTACCGCATTTTTTGCCAAGATTTCAACTACTTCTAATGCTTTTTCCCCACCACGAGTCAAAAGGTATTTTTTCACGGCCTGAACAACAATTCCGACTAAAATTACCAAAATACTCATTGTGCTACTTGCTACGATTTCTGTGATTTGATTCATTTTCTTTTCTCCTTTTTTTAATCAATCTACTAGGCTCTTCTAAGCCTTCTTTTAACTGAAATTTCTCATGATCAATATTTTTCTTAATAATATGATCTAACCAAGAGATTTCAACTCCTAGTGCTGAAAGACTTGCTAGAATACTAGAACCGTATGCTGCTATCATTGCGACAATGAAGGCATCAACTACGGGTCCAAGATTCATATGCTGGGCGAATGGATAGCCAATGGCTACAATTAAAATCATAGCAGTGTGGCTTACCAGCCCTTTTCTCCATTTCCTGCTTGAAAATTCGTGATAGGCCCAAGCCCTAGAAACCCCCAAAGCGATATCTAGGGCCACGATGGCCATCAAGAGAAATACAATCATGTGCTCATCTATTCCATGAGCGTAGAAATCACGTACTACTTCAATAATTCCAAAGATCCCATCTGGTTCTTGATACATCAATCACACTCCCATCATTAAGATCCAGGCTGTGCTACTGGTTGAGTTTCAAGATCTCCTGATGGCTTGTTTTGCTTCTCTTCTTTGGGAACTTCCCAATTGTAGATTGCTAGTTTCCCATTTTGGAGAAGTGGGCCTTTCAAGTCTTTGATGGATTCGCCATTGTAGGTGAAATCATAGTTGACTTGAACAAGAACACGTTTCCCTTCACTGAATTTTTCAGTGTGGTCTGGATCAATCAAGGTGAAGATGTCATGTTGTTTGTAGGTTTTACCTACTTGAGCGGCTTCCACAAGCTCAAGCGCCCGCTTGTAGAGTGTTGGATCAAGAGGATTGTCTTGATTTGTCACAGCTACAAGGACAGACCAATCAGCAAGTGCTTTGTTATTTTGAATTAGGACATCTTTCTTTTCATTTTCAAGAGTAAGTTCTTGAATTTTTTGAATAGCTTCCTTGTTAGCCTCAACAGACTTATCAAGCTCTTTTTTCAGTGCCACGATAGCGCCAGAAGGGTCTAATTCCATCCGGACAAGATTTAGAACAGCTTCCACAAGTGTTGATTCTTCATCTGCCATGCGGTTGTTTGGAAGAGATTCTTCAAATACCCGGTATGGATAATCTTGCTTGATGGAAACCTTTGTGGCATTAGCCACAGGATCATAGGCTTTGAATTGTACTTTATAATTCATTAGCATTTACCTCATTCTTATTTTTAATTTCTTCAAATAGGTCCTTCAAATCTTTGTCAGATTCCAAAACAGAGCGATAGATTTCTAGTTCTTTGAGGAGCTGTTGTTTCTCCTGTTGTGCTTCAGTCAATCGTGCTTTGAACTCAGCTTCATTGATTGATTTACTAGCCAATTGATTAGCTAGATCTGTGATGATTGATACATAAGTGTTTTCTTTCATTTGTTTACTCCATTATAAAATATGATCTCGATTGTAAGAGAAGGCTTCTAGCATGCTTTGTACTTTCGCTTTCATTGCACCGGTCATATTAATTTGACCAAGGGCATGCGCCCACAGCTTCCATAAAGCAGCCACACTTTCATCTAGACGGATAAATTCGGTCGGGCTGTCTGTATCTGACTTTGTTTTTTTAGGGATAACAAAATGCCTGCACCAAATTTCTGAGTTTTTTTTCCAACTACCTGGAACTAATGTCTGGGTTACTACACTAAAATTCCAGCCATCATCACCCGAAGCATGACGCATGTGGTTGTAGTCGCCGTATTGAAAAATTTTATCAACTCCATTATTCGAATTATTGTCAATCACAACTCCTGCAAAAGAAACGGAATTCCAATTTTTCGAACCGTTGCGATTACTGCCAATAATTGTCCTAGAGTGTTTCTGATTCTGTTCAATGCTAGACTCGTATCTTATAAACTGTGTTGGATATCCAGCATCTTCTCGCATAATAGCCGCTGTATTATTTGACATAGTTAATTGATTTTTAACTAAATCAAACACAAGGGATCCATCTGATGACTGGATACGGTCGCCAGTAAAACGATTTGCAGAAATATCAATCGAAGCAAGTTGCGTGATAAAGGCTTTTTGCGATGTAAGTTCTCTGATGAATGCTTGATTTGACACAAGTTTGTTGATCATGGCAGAGTCCACTAGTAGTTTATCTGCAGTCACTGCATTACTAGCCAAAATCTGAGTAGTGACTGATCCAGCTTCCATGTGGCCTGTTTGGACACTTGCAGAAGCTAGATGCCTGCTTGTGATTGAGCCATCAACTACCATGTCACCTTTAACCTTGATCAATTGTGCGATTAGAGCAATTGATTCCGGCTCTTGTACGAGCAATGAGCTGATGGTCTTTCCACTAATTTCCTTACCAACACCTAAGCTGATTTGACCAGGAGTGATCTGAATATCTGTTTTTTTAATTGTGTCTTCCAATTGATTGGTTACAGTCGCAAACTGACCATCTACAGTCTGCTTATATTCAGCAATCTTAGATGCTATAACTTGATCATTATTCTGTTTTAAATCTTCAAATTTTAGATTTAAGCTGGCTACATCTTCGTTATAACTAGATTTCCTTACATAGTTTTCCTCGACTCTAGATCGTTCGGCAGAAATCTGTTTTGCAGTCTCTTCTCTCGTGTACTTATTTAAAGCATCTTTTCTAGTTTCATCGGAATCTACATAAGATTCAATAGAAGCGATTCTTGTTATCAAACTATTCGCTGTTCGTTCAAAGGATGATTTTGCTTCTGTAATTAAGCTTTCCTGATCCTTGATTGATGGAGACCATTCACTTCTTACAGTGGCTTTTTCAACTTTAACTTCCCAAACGGATTTTAGTTTATTTGGATCCTTTCGATAGGTGTTTACCCGTAGATGATAAATTCCAGTAGGTTTGTTCCATAGAATCTTTGTTCCAAATGTACCGGTTTTAAGATCAGAAACAATTTGATAGTTTTGATATTTATCATCCATTAACCAGAGTACGACATTATCGCTTTCCATCCCACCAATGTGTAATGCTGTGAAATTTCCATCTGTTTTGGCACTAACAATATACTCCTGCCCTTGTTCTAGGTAGATGGATGTCTCGTTTTTGTAAAGCGCATTATTATCAAAATTTGCCGGTTGTTTGTTCGGTTTAAATGGTCCTTTCGAACCATTTAGCAAATTGACGCCACCGATTTTTAATGAAGTAAATTCTTCTTTGACTCCTGCCACCGTCTGCTCAACATAAGACCGATCAGCTTTGCCATTGGCCACATTAGTGAGGTCAGAGATGGCTTTTTCTGTGGTCTGCTCGAATCTGGATTGTGCGCCTTGTACCCCAACAAATTGGCTTTGCGTTTGAACTTTGAAGTCGTTGATCAGCCTCTGGATATCGGCATCACTGTTCTTTAATTGATCAGTTGTAGCTTTCAAACCTTTCATCTTGACTTCAATGCCATTGTATTGAGCTTTAAACTCTTCTACAATCTCATTCTTGTTTGCTTGGCTTGCTGCTACGATCTTCTCAGTGACTTGAGCTGAGATTTCCTCTTTGACCACTTCAGCCTGAGCCTTGGCTTCCTCAATGCCATCTGTGACCTTATTTTCAATCTCCTTAGCTCGTTTCTCATATTCAGCATTGGCATTATCAACTAATTTTTGAACCTTAGCCTCGTATTCAGCATCGTGACTAGCAATTTTCTCTTTGACTACATCGTCAACGATTTTGCCAATCGCACCACCTAGCGAACGTGAAATTTTACCAAATCCAATCTTCTTCAATTTTTTAGACATTGGACTGTAGTTATAACTGGTAATCTTTTTGCGAATATCAACATTATAGAGTTCATAAAAAATTGATACTGTATCAAATAGTTTTACTGGTTGATCAGCATGACCCAGAACATCAATCTCTAAGCTCTCATCTGGCAAATCGCAAAGACTTGACTGAAAGTATTTCTTACCATACTCTTTTAAATCCTCAATGGTTTTAACATCTTGATCTTGGACATCCATGTCATCCTCGTAGATATGCTTATATTTATCTACAAGTGGACTGTCTACAGTAGCCTCAAGGATTTTGTCCTTCTCTCCTTCTCCAGATGCGGTAATAACCTTACGAAAATGAATTCTTGTCTTAAGCGATTTAGTAGTTGTGGATTCTTTGTACTCAGAAAGGTTTTTCTTGTACATAAAAAGAGATTGATTCTCAATCCCTCCATTTTTTAACAATCTCACTGAGTATTTATCTCTGACTAAATCACCACCCCACTGGCCAATAATCGAGTGCTGACCTTTTAGTAGTGCATCAATTACTGATACATTCTCTATGTTTAAAGTATGTAATTCAGAGATATCAGAAAAGAAAGTAAAAGGGCATTCTCTCTTTAGCCCTTCTACTAGCTTGTTCATCACAGTAAAACCATTCGCCCGATCTACATTGATCTTGCGGATACTATATCCATTTAGCAACGTTGCTACTTGATTAGCATATACAGTGATATATCCGTGCCCCTTTTGGATGTCAATGATTACAAATTCTTGTTCTCCTGACAAATCATCTGCCAACAAATGAACTTCGTTTTGTAGTAGGCTCCATTTTTCATCACTAACAGGATACTTGAAGGTGACTTGATAAGTATTATTTTCTTGCTGGCTGATGTCATCATCTGTACACAAATTAAGAGGTATATTACCCTCTTTTAAATAAATCAAATGATATACCTCCAATTTCCTTGAATTTTGATTTTGGAAACATTACCAGATGTAGTTACGCCTGTAACTCCTTTAGGCAGTTCAAAAAAAGGACCTCTCGTCCGCAAGGTGTTTTTGAGTTGCCCACTCAATGTATAAACGTTTTGTTTCCGTTGCCTACAATCAATTTTAGCCCCACCTGATAGGTTCAATCCCATTGTCTGGTTGCCAATCGTTAGAGTTACTTCTCCTTGCCCTTCAACTGTAATAACTGGTTCCGAGTAAATTGTACCTGGATTAGTGATTGTCCCACGTCCTGATAGCACAACCTCTTGGACATTTTTTAAATATCTAAAAGGATGTTGATACACCTTGATACTTACAATCCAGTTATTTTGGCCATGAAGCGAGATTTCTGATTCAAGTAAATCAGCATAGTAAATGCTACCAGGTTGATAACTAAATTCCAATACATTGTCCTGCTTCTGGAATGCGTTAATAATAGCTTGAGCATCTTCATATCGCTTAACAAATAACTTCAAAGTACGCTCATATCCATCATAAGCACCATCTTCAATGTTATACTGGCCATTCATTCCAAATAGTTTTTTCTGCTCATCATATCGAGGGATAGCACCTTTAATATCTCCAAAATCAGTCACCACACTATCTGATATAGTGTTTGTGTTAAAAGTATTGATAATCAGATAATTTACTGCCATTAGATCCCCTCTCTAGCCATGATTCGTCCTTGACGTTGATAGGCATTGATGGCTAATTTTTCTCCATCTAAGTAAGTATTAGAGTCTTTGTTTGATATCTTCTCAAGCCAAGTATCTAAACTTGATCTCAGAATCATCATCTCAGACACCATTCTAGACTCAGTTGTGTCATATTTAGCGTTAGGCATCTGCAATGTGGATGTGATATCTCTACTGAAAGATGCTCCTGATCCAAAATCAAAATCATCACCTGTAAATGCATTTGAAATCCATCCAGCTACTCCACCAACAGTTCTTTGCACATCTTTAAAACTATTTTGTAAAGAGGTATCAAATCCTCCCATGATAGCTTTACCTGCAGGTATTAATAACCTACGGTCATAAGAAATAGGTCCTTTGTGGTCACGAATCCAACCAGCGATACCACCAATAAAATTCTTAACACCATTAAACGCACTTTTCAATCCCCCTAAGAAACCATTAAGAATAGCTTTACCAGCATCCCAAAGGTTGATATTTGCTAGGCCAGAGAAAAATCCTTTAATACCTGAACAAAGGTCTTTAACTCCGTTTTTCATGGTATCCCATGCCTTTTGTGCACCACTGGCAATTCCATCGAAAATACTACCAAGACCAGATTTGATACCTTCCCACATGCCTACCGCTGTAGATTTGATGCCTTCCCATAATCCTGACATGAAAGATTTGAAACCTTCCCAAAGGGCTTTTGCGCTAGCTATGAAAGCATCTATAATGCCAAGAATAGCTTGACATATTGCATTCCACATGGCTTCCGCTGTTGCCTTTATAGAATCCCAGATTCCAGACAAGAATGTCTTAAGCCCTTCGAAAGCACCAGTGAAGTATCCTATGATTGTAGAAATAATCCCACTAAAATAAGTACAGATACCATCCCAAATCATTGATGCGGCAGATTTGATACTTTCCCAAATCAATCCTAGATCTTCACCCATTTTTGTAAAGTCTAAAGTTACCAAATCAATGATAAATAGTACCGCTCCCATTACAATGCTCTTTATTAATTCCCAGGCACTGCTGAAAATCATTTTAATGCCTTCGAAAATCTGACCTAGACCATCTTTCATTCCATTCCAAATAGACATAAAAACATCAATAAAAGGCTGGACAATGGCTATTACTGTTTCTGTAATTGTAGTCCATGCAGCTGTAGCTGTACTAGAAATACCTTCCCACAAAGCAACAAAGAATTCTACTATTCCATTCCAAGCGATTTTTATTCCTTCAATCACACTATTCCAGACTTCTACAGCCCCATTCCAAAGGTTTATTGCTCCTTCTGATATGGTTGTCCATAAACCTGAAAAGAACTCTACAAGACCATTCCACAAGCCTACTACAAAATCAACGAAAGCACTCCAAATCTGCTTACCCGTCTCTGTTTGGGTGAAAAACCAGACTAAGGCACCTACAACAGCAGTAATAGCGACTACTAATGCTCCGAGTGGGTTAGCAGCAATTGCAGCGTTAAAAGCTAAAACTGCGCCTTTAACTGCTAAAAGTGCTGATTTGAAACCTGTGATAATAGATTGAATAGTTGTAATTGCTTTAAATGCCAAAAAACCTGCTAAGGCTCCGGCTAGAGCAGATTTAACAATATCCATAACTGTTTTATTTTCACGCATCCACTTTGTAAAATCTTTTACCTTACCTGATGCGTCAGCTAAAACTTTAGTAATGGCCTCAAAAGCTGAAGCTACTCCTCCAACACTATCTTTACTTTTAGCAAGTCCAAAAAGGTCACTGATGAACTCTCCGACAATCCCGGCAACGTTACTAATAACAGCACCAATATTTTCAAACATGGTACGGATATTATCACCAATGTTCACAATACTACTAGCTGTTTTCTCGTTTATTCCTAGCTTCTTTAAAAAATCTATATTATCTTTCTTACTCAATGATCCGAAAATCATATCATAGATAGTGCTGACCACTCCTCCTACTTTATCAAAAACATCATAAAGATCGTTCATAATGCTTTCTCCAATGTAGTCTCCGAAAAGCATGTGCATAAGCTCACCGAGTGCACCAGCTAAAACCTGGGGGATCCCTTTCAACACATTCCATACCATTGGAATAAGATTACCTACAAGGAATGTTTTAACGGTTTCAAAAAGTTGATGCAATGAAGGCATAATATCTTCGCCAAGAGCTAATTTCCCTAAGACGTTTTGAGCTGCTGCTTTCATGGATGCGAACGAACCACTAAAAGTAGTCGCTGCCTCTTTAGCAGTTGTCCCGGTAATGTCTAGATTTTCTTGGATAGCGTGGATAGCTTGGTACACGTCAGATAGATTATTGATATCATACTTAACACCAGTCAATTTTTGTGCATCAGCTAGTAAGCGTTGCATTTCTGTTTTTGTACCACCGTATCCTAGCTTAAGATTGTCTAGCATTGTATAGTTTTGCTTTGCGAATCCTTGGTAAGCATCTTGAATACGGTCCATAGATGTCCCCATCTTATTGCTATTGTCTGCCATGTCGACCATAGCCATGTTAGCAACATCTGCCGCCTTCCGAGTGTCACCACCTAAAGATTGAAGGAGACTGGCACTAAAGCCTGTTACATTCTCCATGTAGGCATTGGCTGAAAGTCCTGTAGTTTTGTAAGCCTCGTTAGCATACTTTTTAACCACATCAGCAGAACCTTTAAATAAGGTTTCAATCCCTCCTAATGACTGTTGGAGATCTGCACCTTCCATCAATGATGAATGAATTAACTTACCAATTCCGGCAGCAGCAATCAGTTTTTTTGTGACACCAATCAGTTTTCCGGCCAACGACTCGCCCACTTCCTTACCAACTTGTGGGATATCCGCCCCAAGTTCTTTTGAGAGCATGCCTTTCATCCCACGAGCTGAAGGTATTATTTGCACATAGGCTTTACCTAATTCTGTCGCCACTAACTACCACCTCCAATCTTTTCTAACAATTTACTTCTGTATTCTTCAAATTCCTCTCCAGATGTAAATACCATCTGTTCCTTTTCCTTCTCAACCTTGAGAAGACTATCAACCATTGAAGCCGGACGGTTTTTGCCCTGTTGTCCATCTTTTGTTTTCATCCATACAAGCATAGATAATCGATCCAACATACTTGCCTGGATTAATAAATCAGTTGGTACATTCTGCCCTGACATTGCAACTTTTATCCTTGAATCATCACGCAGACCAAATGAAAAAACAGCTACCTGATATGCAGGTAGCTGTCTGTAATCATAAATACGATACGTCTCAGCTAAATCACAAATCAAAGCATCTTCATCAGTTTTGATCATTCTGGAAAGGGTTACTATTTTTTTACATTCTGTGACTCGAAGATGTCCCGTACTTCATCCATCAACTTCTGAGTTGGTACAATTCCATCTTCACCACGGACGTGATCTTTCAATGCTGCCACCTGATCACCGAGTAACAATTTAAGCAACCGAGGTAGTACAAGAGGGTTTTCATCGATTTCAGCAATAGTTTCTACTACCTCATAGTTCTCCATCCGTTCCATACTGATATCGAATGGAAAACCTGTTTTAGTAGTCCCTTTAAATGATTTAGTTTCTGACATATATTAAGCTCCTTTGATGTATTCGTAGTGAGTATTGCTTTCGCCATCTGGGAATGCTGTAAGAGTTGTTTGGTATCCGACTGTCTCAGCATCTTTGTAAGAGATAGTTCCGATACCTGTTACTTTTCCTTGAGGAATAACAATACGTTTCATAGTCCCATCTTTCAAAATCATATCTACCACAACGCAATGGCTAGTTAATTCTTTTGAATTAGCATTGATAGTGATACCTGTTTTAAGATCCCCACTAACATTATCAGCACCGTACACTTCCTTAAGCACATTGACGTTCAATGCTTCGATTAATGTATAAGTAAAAGTATCGGGTTTTTCTGTTTGTGAGGAGTGTACGATGTCACCACCCCATGCTTTGACGTTTTCAGATTCAGGGCTATTTTCATTTTCCAAGCCATCCTCTGAGATATATCCTAGAGATAAAAATTTAGCATTTAAGGCGGTTGTCGCATCTGTTGGTAGAGGAGTCCCAGTAGGTGCTGAATAGATTGCCCCCCCAATTTTAGGTTTTGCTGTCGTCACTAATGATGACGATGTTGTTTGAGTAGTTTGAGCTTCTGATCCCATTCCATTCTCCATTTCTTAAAAATAATTTATGTCAAATACCGCTTGATAACGATATTTTTTAGTTTCTGTGTCTGTGAAATTGTAATCACTGTTTAGGTGGATTCCACTGATTTCATTCAGTTCAATCATGTTTTCGACAACTTGTTTTACTTTCTCATTCAATTCAGCAGCTTTTTGCATGCTGGTTGAATAACTCTGAAAAGCAAATGTTGCAGTCTTTGCGTGGTTCTTCTTGGCTCCCCTAGTCTTTTCAAGGATTACAAACTCTTGTGGCATGTTTGTTTCATGCTCAAAAAAAGACGGTACCGATAAATGACCGTTAAGATATTTCTTGATAACAATTTCAATCATTTAATTCACCGCCTTCAAAAGAGTATTGTTTTTCATATTGTCCTTCTTAGCTTTATAGGTCTTTGCACTAACCATTGCATTAGCACGATTTTTACCTACATGAATATCTTTTACGTATCCATCACCACATCTAGCTTGAATATCAGATGCATATTGAGAAAGGATACTCTGCATAGGGGCAGATTTCATTAATTCAGCCACTCCTGCACGATTGAGCTTAAACTTAATATCACTCATAGCGTTCTACCATCACCTTCTTATTCCAAACTAAAGGAAGCATCTCCTCAATCCCTTCAAGAGGAATTCCAAAAGTTTTCCATCTCTTACCGAAAAATAAAACTTCTTTATCTTCCCAATCATGAAGATCACCTTTTGGTATTGCTAGAGTATACTCTGCTTTCCGTCCAGTTAGATTCATCTGGCTTGTGATATCTTCCGTTGAAGATGGAGATATAAGGACATTATCCACCAAAGTTTCAACTTCCTCAAAAATGGGATGACCAAAGTCATCCCTTCCCTTCTCAACGGTTTCTATAAGAGTGATCGTAATACCTTTAATTCGTCCCATAAAGATCAATCACCCCATATCTTTGCTTTTTGAAGCCTAACCTCTTTAATTCAGACTCCTTGATAAACAAGCCACCACCAGGCACCAAATAAGAGCCACTAAAAGAATATCCCATAGCAGACTCAGCCATTTGTGTCATTGGCTCCTGATCGGTTGATGTCATTAATGTACGAGCAACCACATCCACGGTAACAGATTTCACAACACTTTGATAAGATGGGCTGTCAAGCACCATCTTATCTATATCTTTGCTGACTTTCTTAGCTTCCTCACGAAGAGAATCTGACACAATTTCCAACAGTGCCTTAGCTCTCCCTCGTTCATCAAATTTCAAAGAACGCCACAAAGTTTCAAGGTCTTCAACTGTCGCAAATGTTGTCATTTTATTTACCCTTCATGTTGTTCTAAAAGAGCAAGAAGGTCAGCCTTCTTAGCTCCTTTGTCGTATTCGATTCCTAAACTATCTAGTTTAGAGCGAATATCTGCCACTTTCATTTCTGGAACTTCTGTCCCGTTTTTATGTTCACTACTAGCAATCCAATCGCCGCCAAGCACTGAATCAGTGGTGATTATTTCTCCTGATACTTTATTAACGTAAATCATTTCAAATCACCTTACGCTTTAACACGAGCAAATGCATCAGCATCAAGGATACCCCATCCAATAAACGCTTCAGCACGCAGCAAGATTTCATTGTAGGCTTTCAAGTCACGACCAGCTCCGTCTGGATCACCATATTCAATGATTTCCATTGGGATATTTTCAGCATAACCCCACTTGAAACGGTTTTCAAAGTCACCAACGATTGCATGGTCTGTTTGAGCAGTTCCACCAGTAACAGTCAAGTTTTTGTTTACGTCTGATTTCATTCCGTAGAACGAGTCAGGATTTTGACCAAAGCGGAATTCTGGATATTGAACCACACCATTTACTTTCAACTTAGCAAGTGATTGACCACCTACTGGAGAGATAGCCACACCAGTAACTTCTCCACCCTTAGCTACGATTTGTTGGACAGCAGCATCAATATTATCGTCAAATTTATCTTCTGCATAAGTTACGATATTCCCAGTGATCAAACCATCAAATGAGTTAGTGTCACGGAAGGTTGCATCTGTAAGCCCTTTTGGCTCCAAACCGTGGATAGCAGCGATATCAAAAGCATCTGCGATTTTCTTAGCGAATCCATCAGCAAATTGTGAAAGATATTCAAGTTGTTTTTCTTCAGAAGCATACTTAAATTCATCTGTGATCCGTGCTTGGTATACAAATTTAAGCGGTTTGATTACCTTTGGTTCAATGATTGCTTTACCAGCACCTTTTTGTTGTCCTTCACCAACAATTTGAGCATTCCCTTCAAGATTAAAGATAAATTGCTCAACTCCATTAAATGGAATTGGTGTTTGAGATGAGAGCTTAGCAAGAACAGAACGTCCTTGTACTTTTGAAATGAGTTCTTTAACCAATTCTGGTTTAAAAAGCGTTCCTTGTTTTAATGAATTGTCTGTCATAATACATTATTCTCCTGTGTTATTTAATTCTCGAAGCATTGACTTCATTTGCGATGTTTTATTGTTTCCAATTTGTGGTTCTACAACACGCATTGGTGCAACAGGTTCGACAGGTTTGATAAAAGATGCTAAGCGTTCTGCATCTGCTTTTAGACTTTCTTCATCGGTACCTTGCAAGCGATCAGCTAAGTCGAATGGCAAACCATTCTGTACTGCAATTCGAGTCCGTAAGTTTTCCGTTTCATAACCGGAAATTTTAGCCTCAAGATCGGCAATTTGCTTGTTATAACTTTCTGTCTCTTGCTTAGAAGTTTCTAATGCAGATTTTAGACTGCTATTTTCATCCTGTACTTGAACAACAAGAGCTTTCATATCATCATAATCCGAGTATTTTTCTTTAACTCGTTCTAAACGATTCTTGATGATTGCATCAAGTTCCTCTTGCGTTTCAATAACCTTAAATTCTGACATTCTCATGTCTCCTTTCTCCTGCTTTCCCGGCAGTTCGGTAATTTTATCATCAAAAAAAGCAGTTCTTAGACTGCCACTTTTTAATAACTGATTTTTTGCTTTTTCTTAGGCTTAGTTGTTACGCAAGCCCAATGCGCAAGCAAAGCGCTGTCCATCAAAGAAATATCCATATCGTCAAAATGAGAGCGATAACCAAAACCACCATTTGAACCAATATTACGCTTATCGCAGTTAGTAGCCACTTTTGATAGAGATGGTTGTCCAGCATGGCAGATATTTTTTTGATAAATACCCTGCTCCCAAAGAGCATTTGCCACTATGATCTCTTTAACGGTTGGTAAGATGACATTCTTAATTTTGTAATCCTTTAATTCTTCATCTAGAATCTTTTGACCACTTGCACCGTCAATAACGATTTGGGCCACATCTGCACTACGCAGAAAAGCCACTAGCCAGTCATTCCCATTGCGCACTGATTGACAATCTATAACTTCGACAAAAAAACGTCCATCTTTCGTCCGGACTGCAACACTCATGGCAACATTTGTACCATCTTGTCCATACTTAATCCCAACAAATAATTGTCCGACAAGATCAGGAATATCAGATACTTTTAATTCGTTCCATTCTGTTTCAGATATAGCAGACTTCTGATTGTAAGTAGGCTAGAAACCTAGACGTTGAACATTATGATCTAGTTTATCTTCACCTAGCTCAGCTTCTACTTTGCGTTCATTCAAGTGATAACCCATTGATGGATTTGAATGATACCAGGCATCCACATCGTCAATCTCTTTTTCTTCAGACACAGACCATTCAGCCCAACCAGAGTATTTCCCTTTACCAAATAAGCACGTTTCTCGATACTTAGTAAAGACTGTACCACTGGAAACTGGTGTAGGAGGAGTCCCACACATGATAGTCATTGGATTAGCACTATCGGTTACAGTATATTTCAAAGCAGATTCCTGCTCTGTTGTGTATTCCTGTGCCTCATCAATGATCAGCATATCGAATCCTTCACCAAGACCCCCATTTGATGTCCTGGTACGGAATTGGACCACACCACCAGTTTTATATAATTCAATCCGTTCCTGTCCTTTGGCACGGATAGAGTTAAAATCTTCACCATCCACATATCCCATTTTCTCCAGGTAACGTTTAACCTTTTCAAATGAGGCATGAGAAGTAGAAATACGATGAGCTGTGTGAAGAATGTTTAGTCCTTTATGCAACCCCCAAATTTCACAAATGTAAAGAATTTCTGACTTTCCGTTTCGTCGAGGAATAGAGTATCCAAATTTCTGATGCACCCATAAGCCAGTTTTATCAACAGCCATCATGGGTAGTAGAAGGTTTTTTTGCCAAGAGTAGCAAGAAAGACCAGTTTTTTCGTAAAGATCAATCGCTTCATTTGCTAATGAATTTTTCTTGACGTATTTTAAAATCACCGATTGAGTAGGATTCTGATTGCCAAGTTTTTTCCTAGCCATACTATAACCTTTCAATCGTAATCGCATGATAACCCTATCGCTGGGAGATATCGGATCACCTCCTAGATGCTGTCTAAAATATTCAGATACTCTGCTTCTTCATATGTTTCTGCAAAAATATCAGGCTTGCACGGATAAAGCTCCCCTCGCACACCTTTGATGATATAATCGTCTGTTTTTGCGACCATGACCCCCTCAAGTGTTTTAATCTCACACCATGCGGGATTTTTATTCCACTTACCATTATCGTGGACGATAATCTCATTCCTTGTCACTGCGTCCCAAAACCAATCTTCTCCAATCAAACAACGTTCATTAAGTTGAACCGCCTCAACCACAACAGGCTTCTTTCTGTATTTCATTTTCTTACTCCTTTCTAAGCATAATAAAAGCACCCTTTCGAGTGCTTCAGTATTCTTATTTTCGGTCTGAAAAGAATTCAGCCCAAAATGGATTTTCTTTATCGAAGATTTCAACCTCTTCTGAGGTCATATTTTGAGGGTAATCTTCAAAAAGGTTATAGAACTTTTCCTTATCAAATGTAAACAACATCAACCCTCTAGCAAACCATGACGTATCAACCCACCAAATTTTGTCATCATGATTTTCTTTATAGCAATATTCAGACCAGTTTATTTCTTCATGATCATCTTTCATGGCCTTCAATTCCTTTCATTTGTTTAGAACCGGCTGTGTTAATGAAACTCAATATATTATGGAACTCAGGATTATCTTTCAATGAATCCGAATCAATAATACAACTATCCACCTCATATTTACCGTGTCTGGTACTATGCGTTTTTTTACACTTGAATCTTTCTTTCAAAACAATGTTATCTAATGGTTTAAACCCGTTTGATATTCTGGATTGTAATTCCAAATATTCGAAACGGCCTTCATTTTTTCTTATGATAGCCGCATGTCTACCTGCCGCTAAATAATATTCATTCCCAGATTCTACCTTTTCCAACAATTCTCTGACAGCAGTAAAGTCATTTGTATGTTTAACAACATGCATTTTAACACCAGGAAGATTTCCTATCATTTGGATTCTACTGTTTCTAGCAAAAAAGTCACAGCTTTCCCCTCCTCGAAAATCTAAAACGGTATAACCACCTTTATTACCTATGTAAGCAAAAGCTGCGGATGAACATGATCCTTTTGTTTTATCTCCACCACCAACAGCAGCAATGATTTGCTCCTCAGTTAGTTTTTTAGGACTTTTTTTGATAGGATTCGAGGTAATTCCTTCTTGAAGCGCAAGTTTTCTCACTTCGCTCATTTGAGATTTCCCATTGATATCTTTCCTTGCTTCTATCTTATCACTTTCATCTGTTTTTCTCCAAATTTTACTCCAAATGTCTTTAACTTTCCCGCTTTTTGGATCATAGTCAACAGTACAACGACAATGTTGATGTCTTCTATAAACATTCTTTGGAACTTTTGGATATTTATAGCTACCTTGAACCTCTTGACACCAATCACAGCAATGGAGATAAGATTTTCTAACAATTTCGGGTTGTAATCCAGATTTATGATGAAACTCAGCATTTTTTTGAATACTATCATCAATAATTGATTGCGTGAAATTGACAATAGGCTCACCGAGCAGCCACCTTACATCTTCAAAATTATCTTCAGACGAAAAGCGATTTACGATACCATCTATTCGATCTTGATTTAGTAAAGGAATTTGAACTTTAAGCCCTATTTTTGCCTCTCTGTTCAAATTTTCCTGAACATCTCTAGTATAAGCGCTTATTATCTCATAATTACGACCCAGCACGTCCATCAACAAACGTTGAGCAATATTGTAATACATTTTACCATCTGGTAATTTATCGGCGCTTAGAGAAGCTTCCAGAGCCTTAGAGAGAATTTCTCCAACTTCGATAGCGAACTCATTCGCTGTCTTATAAGTTGCTTTTTTGGCCTGTAGTTCTGCAAAAGCTCGACTGACAACTTCGCTCTTCCCATATTCACTTTCAAAACGATGCTGTACTTCCTTTAGAATACCAGGTAATACATCATGTTCCATCTGGTTCTCCTTCATTTGTCACAGGAACAGCAGACATATCACCAGCAATACCTGTAAGATCTCGAACCGTTTCAGCATTGATATAGCCAGGCAAGGCTTGATTCAATTTAAGAGCACCATCACCAATCATGGTCATCATATTAGCATCCGCTTCAAATAATGGTTCCCATTTCACGGTTGTTTTCACGAATTGGCTTCTTTCGTAATGAAATTCATCACGCAAACAAGCAGCTACATAAGCTACATTTAGGAAACCAGCACCTAATGATCGCTGAGCCTTTCGACCTGCTAAACGCAAGTTCTCATGACTAGCTTTAATCGCTTCTACAGATGATGGGTTATCTGAAACGAATCCCAAATCATCTAAGGTCAAACCCATCTCTCCAGCAAATCCAGCTGCTGCTGTCCTCAATTGCTCTGTGAATGGTGTCATGCTAGCAGTCGTAAACTGTCCGATACTTGGTTTTTCTCCAGTATCACTTGCTGAGATAGTTAGTAGGCTAGAAACTGTTGCTTTCCACTTTTCTAATGGTTCTGCATCAGGATCCAGGCCAATGATATATTTTTGTGGCCATGAGTAAAATTCAGCAGTAATATCAGCACGTTCTAGAGTCCGTTTAGCGTATTTTTGATAATACATCCCTGCCCTAGTAATCCGTGAACGACCAAAAGGACGAACTGCATCTGGCCTGTGAATAACAGGGACCAATAAAGGAATATTAGCAGGGTTCTTGACTGAATAAGGCTCTTCATCTTTTGGAATGAAGTGAGTGGCATTCGACTCAAAATATGCTTCCAAAGTTGGTTGTCCGTAATCATCACGAGCTAATACTGCATACCCTTCATTTAACAGTCCAGTGATCGGATCAATAATTCCTGTTGCATTGCTTGATTCAATCACCTGCAATCGCACTTCTTCATTATCCCCTTTCGAAAGGTATATAAAACTACACGATCCAATCAAAGCGGATAAGATTGCACTATCAAAAAAGATATCCGGGTTATTTTGTTCAAAAATCTCAGTAACTTCAAAATCATCATTTTCGAACTTTCTAAACACTAGACGATCTGCAAGGCTATCAACCCCCTTAGCAGTCCACCCCAACGTTGATTTGTATTGAGCACGGACATTTATAGGGATAGTAATCCCTATGGGGTTGTCATTATTTTTCATAGCATAATGCTTATACCGCAAATTAACTCTAGGCCTGCAAAATTCTAATTTTCTTCTTAGATATTCAATTCCTCTTAGTTCCAATTTCTTATCCTTTCGTTTTGGCACGAGAAAATATGTACAGTGACGGCGTGAAGCTCGGCCAGAACCGAGGGGAGGGGGTAACCCCCCTATCAGTTCTGGGTCAACTGTGGTATTTCAACCAATTGGTTGATTGTGGCAAATTGCGATTTCCAACAATTGCATTTTTTTCAAAATTTTGTTCAGCATATAACTTATCAGACTTTTGTCTATTGCATTGCCAATGCGCAAGCTGTAAGTTCTTGATGTCTGATGGATGTCCATTCCTATTCACTGGAATGATGTGGTCTATCACTGGGGATAGTGGGTGAGGGTACCTGAGTGATTTATCTACAGGCTGGCCACAGATCCCACAGGTATTCTGAGTCTTGAGTAGTATCTTCTTATTCTTTTCAAATGCTACTCGATGCGGACCGTTGCGGTCTGCCCGTAGTTCTTTCATTGTTCACCTCGATTGTCTTCTCTGTTTTATATCATCCTGCACACCTTACCCTCGTTCCCTTATTCGGTATCAATACCCTGGTATTGAATAGTGGGGGGTATTATTTTGTTAGATAGGGGGGAGTAAATTAATGAGGGAGGGTGTAATAATTAAGCCTGGTATTTTTAAGTTGATGGGTGTTATTTTATTAGAGGGGGAGGGTCTTTGAATTTAACATATCTTATATTCTGTTAATTTGGAGCATAAGACTTTCTACCTTACTCTCTCATAGTGAAGGGGGCAATCATCAATAAATGAATTTACTTTATTTTATTTTGTTAAATACATAGCCTTAATAAGCAAAATTCAGCATGCTATTATCTAGCTCATCTTGCTTGAACCCTATATAGCCCAGTGTGATATCTGGTGAAGAATGATTAAATAACTCCATCAATATTCCAACATTTTGATTCTTTCTGTAATGATGGTAGCCAAATGTTTTCCTCATGGAATGTGTTCCGATGTTTGTTAATCCAATATGCTCTCCAGCATCTCTCAAGATCTGATATGCTGCCACCCTACCAATGTGTGTTATTCTAAGACCTTCATTGTTAACCTTCTTTCTCGAAGGGAACAAGTAATCATAATCCTTTAATTCATTTTCTTTTATATAATGATCCAATGCTTTTCTTAAAGCTGGGTTAATAGCGAACCTTTTTGTTTTACCTGTCTTTCGTTCGGTAACTTCAATGTGAGTTCCTTTAACACTTCTTACTTTCAAGGGCAGGATATCACTAACTCGCATTCCTGAATACAGCCCTGTAACCATCATTACATAGTCTCGTTCATTCTTACTCTTTAAGTAATCCTTCATGCGCTCAATATCATCTGTATCCCGAATCGGTTCTACTTTACGCATTTACCTACTCCTTTCAAATAAAAATAGTCAGTCCATTAGAACTGACTTAAAATATTAGCTGTATGGGATTCGAACCCATGCCACCCCGAATTTCTCCTGGTGAACAGCTAACCAAAAAATACAATTAGGAGATTTACAAAAAACTACCCGGCCACCGCCTTCATTTTCTGATAATACTATTTTAAGTCATAATTTGTGTTATGTTTACCGTATTTTTACCGCAAAAATACCGTTTTTTTATTACATACTAGCACAGCATCTCGATACTGTTCTGCGAATGCTAACAAAGCATTATTGTATAGTTCCTGAAATTTAGTCCTCTCTATACCTAGATAGTTGTAAATTTCGTAGTTTAGATCTTTTTGATTTTTTAAAAACTTGGAAAATAGTATGTACCGATAAGTAGGATTGAATAGCCTGCTTACCGCTTGTTCAATTTCTTCTAACTCAATCATTGCATCCACACGTCGAACAGCTAAATTTTCAACAGCTTTATTAGGTCCTGCTCCTCCTCTTGGTTGAAATGTGAATTCCTGCGTTACTTTTTGAATTGGGTCATCACATGCTATTTCTCTCCAGCGTGGATATTCTGAGAGCTTTTTCTTAGCCCTTCTTATTGTTTCTTTTTCATCGATATCATCAAAAAGTTGCATTCTTCACCTCCGTTTCCTGAATCGCTATATCTGTTAGTTTATCTTGCTTTCCACTTCCGATTTTGTTTCTTAATCTTAAAATCTTTAACGATCTTCTTCCACTCGCTATCACATGAAGAATGTATGAAGTGACTTATTCTTTCTTTAAGTTTTTTATTTTCTACCTCAAGAGCTTCAATCTCTTTGTAGCATCGTCGAACTTCTTCACGATAGAAATCATCAAATATAATCATATATACCTCCTAAAATGGAAGATCATCGTCGCTGATGTCCATTGGATTTGAAGCATGAGAAGGTGGCATTTGTTCCATCATCGAATTTTGATTGCCGGAATTATCACGTTTTTCTAGAATTTGAAAATTCTCTGCTACAACCTCTGTGACATAAATACGTCTACCATCCGTCCCTTCATAGTTTCTTGTTTGAATACGTCCAACAATTGCTACGAGGTTCCCTTTCTTGGTCCAGTTTGCAAAGCGTTCTGCTTGTTCACGCCACATCACGCAATTTACAAAATCAGCATCGTATTCTCCGTTAGCATTTTTAAAATTCCGGTTACAAGCTATTGTAAATTGTGCAGTGGCAATATCTGAAGGAGTACGTTTCAACTCTACATCCTTTGTTAATCTTCCGATCAAAGTTACATTGTTAATCATTATTCTTATCCTCCTACTCCGTTCTGTTCGGCAATTTCTTTCAGCTTCTGAGCTCGTTCATGCTCACGCATTTGATATTCACGATTTAATTTATTTAGAATAGTATCCTGCATTGTATTTTTTTCAGCCATGCGCTGGATACTTAATTCGTGCTCTTCTACTTCCCATTGCAAATCCCTATTTTCTTGTTCAAGTTTTCTTATTCGTGTGTTTAGATTTATGCTTGATAGAAAGAGTATTAAAAATAGAGCTGCAATATTAACAATCAGTAATTGATTTTTGTTCATACTCTTCAATCTCCTTGTCTAAATCTCTGACTTTACGTTTCATCCATTCTTTGTTCGCTGTGGCATTTTGTTTTCCTATTTGATTACATAAAGATATGAACAATTTCTCATCTTCCAGTCTTCTCTGGTATGCATTTCTTGTTTTAACTAATGTCTCTAATTTCATCTTTTTTATCATCCTCTATATTTGATAGAACAGCCACCAAAATGGCCCAAATAATAGCTAATATGTGGGCAAGGCCGATTAAAAACCATAAAAATTGTTCCATCCCATTACTCTACTTCCTTCACTTCTATTCCTTCACAATCAAACACCCAGCCAAAGCCGGCCTCTTCAAGCTGTTTTTTTGTGTGTTCTGTACGAAATTTTTTATCTAGTTTTATTGACGATAAGACCCAAGCGTGTTGAAATTTGATAAAGTTTAAGTAATTAAAATCATCACTTTCCATCCCTTTAAATCTTACATAATACCGCTTCTCTTTTTCTACCGTGTAGCCATTGACCCAAGAAAGAGCGAAGAGTTCGGAATTATCCCAATACCATTCTGCAACTCCATCAGACATGCATGCATCTATTGAGTAGGACAGCGTATGACCTAGTTTTTTCTGTTCTGTGATAAAATCCGCCACAAACATTGGGATCTCTACTTCCTGCGTTTCGTCTAGCAACTTAATCAATTCCAACGTTGTTAATTTATCAATCATCGGTCTTGGTCCGCTACAATCTGAAGGTAAATGACTGATACTCTCAATCAGCTCTTTTTTATTCATCCTTCCACCTCTTCTACTTCAACACCTGGGCAATCAAACACCCAACCCAACCCAACTTCTTCTAGTTCTTTACGTGTAAATCGAGTAGCTAAATCCCCCAAAGAAAAAAATATTTTCTCGTACATATTATTATAAAATAGCGGTTGTTTTGTTGCTCTCATCTTTACCGTATACCGCTTTTCTTTCTCGACCTCGTAGCCGAATTGAAGCATACTAACAAGGATTTGAAATGGTTCTGTTCTTGAGTCTCTAAACCATCTTTTGAAGTCAGACTCATCTTGTTTATCAAACATATACAAATAATTAAAAACTGCAAACTCAAAATCATTTTTATGTTTTTCATACCAATCAGCAACAAACTGCGGTACAACTGGCTTCTGCGGTTCGTCTAGTTTAGAAGCAAGTTCTATTACCTTGTCTATCTCAATATATTCTACTTTGTTACCAAAAAGATTCTTTAAAGCTTTTATCTGTTCAATCAACTCTTGTTTATTCATCACTCCACCTCCAACAATTCCGGATTTTCGTAAATGTTGCCCAGGATTTCAAACGGATACGAATTATCTTCTAGCAATTCCGCTAGCGCTTCTTTTTCGTTGTGTTGTTCCGACTCAAACATAAACAAAGCGTGTTCCTCATCCCAAAAAACATTTACATTTAAAGTTCCTTCATCACTTTCAACCCCTAAGATGTCTCCCTCAAAAATTTCTCTACATTCATCATCAAACACCCCTGTTGATTGCATGAGATGAAGATCATTATTTACTATCCATTCGTTATCACAAGAGTCCTCATCAATTATCCAAATATCACCATTTCCGACCATCACTTCATCTGGTTGATACATACGTTTGTACGAACTGCTATCATACGCTCTAAATTTTGGAATCATTCCATTACCTCCTCAATCTCAATTCCCTCACAATCAAACACCCAGCCAAAACCAGCCTCTTCCAATTGTTTTCTAGTAAATCTTTCAATATCGCCATACACCTTTTCAAAATCAAGACGATCCTCACCCTGTCTGTACACAGTTTTCAACGACTGTCCATTGCACAATATCACTTCATACCGCTTCTCTTTCTCGATCTTGTAGCCGTCAATCCAAGCTCTAGCGAATGTTTCTTGGTTCTCCAAGCTTTCAACAATCCAATCATAGACTTTTTTGTCGCTTGCTTGTCCTGAACAATATAGTGCATATCCTAGAGCAATTCCATTGGTTTTACAGTACTCGATCCAATCTGCAACATACTGAGGGACTGTGACTTTTTTTGTATCTATTTCATTCAATTGTTCCAAGTCTCTTAAAAAGCATTGACGAGCTATTTCAGCACCATTTGCGTCCCATACGCCCTCAAGGCCTTCATATTTTTTAATTAAATCTTCTTTATTCATCATTATTCCTTACTTTTAACCACAGTTAGATTTCCAGTTTTTTTACCTTGAGCATGCAATTCTGCATAATACTTAAGCATATCTGCATCTTTGCCGATAATACGACTCAATTCTTTAAGTGGCCCTCGACAGATGTATCTGCCATCTTTATATAATTTGTAATCTGCTAACTCTTCTGGATCCCCAACAATTGAACTTTCTGTCACACCAAAATAATCACAAAGGCATTGAACTTGAAAGTTTCCTAACTGCACTCTACCATTTAACCATGAAGTAACTGCATCTCTCCCATATCCTAATTCAAAGGATAATTGATGCCTAGTCATACCTCGACTTGCTAGGAGTAATTGCACTTGTTGTTTAGCATGTTCAATCTGATTCTTTGTGTACTTGCTCATTCTCTAACTCCTTTACTAAAGAACTGAGGAATGCTAAAGATTCTTTTTTACCTGCGATTTCCTCAAGAACCCATACCAAATTGCGGAAGGCTTTTTTTACATCCTCTATACCGTTCTTCTTTTGGAATCGTAAAAGGTATTTCATTGAATTGCCCCATGCCCAACCTGCCTTTCCTGCTAAATCACCTATGAAGTTTTCTATCACATCAATTGCTTCCATCCCATTTTTTCCATGATAATGGCTGGGGTTGTTGATAGTATCATACTGTTTCACTTTGTTTTCGCCCATCATAAATCCTCCTCTTTCACCCAAACACCGTCAACTAATCGCCCTGTTCGATCTTTGATCTCTTCGTATGCCAAGCCTAAACACTCTGTAAAATCGATATTCAAAAACTTAGATACTCGAATCAATTCAAATGCTACATTTTTTAATTGATAATTTTGGCGACTAAAGTAAGCAGCAACTGATTGATCTAGCAGTAAAATAAAATGATCTTCTTCCTTGTTAGAATTCGTAGAAGGAACTGATTCAGTATGTGGAAATACTTCTTTCGTATCAATCCCTAATTGTAGAGTAAGGCCAATTAACACTACACCAATGTCTCCGATGCTATCTTTTACAACGTCATCTTGTTTTTTTGCTAGACCACTAGCTAATTCCCCAATTTCCTCAAACAATTTTAAGAATTGTTTATCAGGATTCTGAGTCTGTAAATTACTATCATAAAACCATTTTTGAGTTTTCTTAATTAACTCAATCATTTTTTTGTTTTCCATTAATACCTTCTGCTTTCCATCCCATCAGGGAATTTAAAAATATGTTTACTTGCACCCTTGAAAATTCTATCTGCAAGTGCTGGATTATAGATTTTTTTGATATCGCTACTAGATAAGTTAGTATTTATAAAAGTTGTCTGTCGATTGTCCAAGATCTTGAATAGTACCCTTTGTCTCCATTCATTTGCTTGTTTGAGAGTGTCGCTCATGCTGCTCTCTTTTCCAAGATCATCGAGAAAGAGATAATCTACATTGCTAAGCATTTCTACAGCAAGACTTTCTGTAAAGTCGCCTTTCCCACCAAAACTATTTTCTATCTCAGTAAATAGTCTAGTTACCGATACGAAAATAATACTTTTAGGAGTACCTATGTCCTTGAATTTATTGTTCAGAGCAGAAGCTAAAGCGATTGATAGATGACTCTTACCGACTCCAGGAGGCCCAGTGATAATCACATTTCCTGTTTCTCCCTTCACATAGTCTCTTAGCATCCTTTTTGAAAAATTTAAACCTTGCTCTGCACTCTGATTATCAGTGCTAAAGTTATCTAGATTTTTCCCAATCAACTCAGCAGGAAATAAGCTGAAGCGATTGAATACTTCAAATGTTTTAGCTAATTTCGAATTGATTGCTGCCTTATTATTTAACTTGTGCTCAATTTGTTTGATTTCTTCTTTTTCACACTCAGGGCATACCTGCAAATATTTCAATTTTCCAGCAATAACTACCGGACTCTCCCATAATTGGCAAGAGTGCACTTCACAGATTTTATCTAGTAACTTTTTTCTTTCAATATCTTTTAGAACTTCCATTAGAATCCCAGCCTTTCATCAACTGCTGGAGCAAACGATCTGACATTGTTTGGCATACTACGATTGAGATAACTATCAAATTTATTTCCAAAAAGCGTTTGAGGTTGTAAATATCGTTCGTAATCTGTTCCCATCCATTTAGCTGACATAACATTGATCACATGTTTAAAGTCTTTTAGTTCATAACCTTCCTTCAAACGTGCCTTAATGTATTTATGATGGCTAGCTGTATTTTTGTTGAAGTTCTTATTTGTAACCTGATTGAGATAAGTAATAACTTCCTGACAAATCGACATTATATTATTATCAGTCTTGATATTATCAGTCTTGATTCCCTCAATATTTTTAAGTTCTTGAACTAAAGTTTCTTCAGTTCCAAACTTAAAGTTTTTAAGGTCCGCAACTGAACTCACAGCCGATCCATTAACCGCATTGATGTAAATTCTATTAGGCATATTTACGCCTTGTCGAACTTCTTTTAGTAGCTGGGCATCTTTAAGTTCTTTCTTGGTTTTTATGATTGTAGGTTCGCTACAATTCAAATCAATCATTAACTGCTCGTTAGTATAGTATTGAAAAACATTTCCGTTTTTATCATGCCATTTATTTGTTAGAGATAACTCCAACCTATCAAACAACAACATATACATTAACTTTGCATTGTTACTTAATCTCTTGTATTTTTCGTCATAAATAAGCGGTTTGGGGACTTTGAAAAATGCTAAGTAACCAGCTACTTCTGATTTTTTAATCATTTATTGTACCTCCATATTTGTAAATTTTGTAAATTCTTTGTGGAAGAATAATTTGACGGTACCTAACCCCCCATGACGGTTCTTTTCAAAGATCACTTCTGTCACATTATCATCTTCCTCTTGCCCCTCACGACGGTAGTAAGAATCTCGGTAAAGAAATGCTACAATGTCAGCATCTTGTTCAATCGATCCTGATTCACGAAGATCTGACAGCACTGGCCGTTTGTCATTACGTTGTTCTACCCCACGAGAAAGCTGACTAAGTGCAATCACTGGCACTTTTAATTCCTTTGCTAAAATCTTTAATTGTCTTGAGATCTCAGATACTTCTTGCTGTCTATTTTCTTTTCCTCTGCCAGTAATCAACTGTAAATAATCAATAACAATCAAACCTAGCTCTCCTGTTGTTTGAGCTAATTTCTTTGATCGTGCTCGGATGTCAGAAATTCTGATGCCAGCGGTATCATCAATATAGAGTTGAGCCTTTGATAACTGTTCCTGTGCTAAGAGCATTCGCCTCCACTCACTGTCAGATAACTTTCCTGTCCGAATGTGATAGGCTGGAATCACTCCTTCAGCGGATAGCATGCGTTCTACTAGACTCTCAGCCCCCATTTCAAGTGAGAAGATAGCTACTGGTTTACCTGCTCGTATTGCGACATTTTGCGCAATATTTAGAGCAAATGCTGTTTTCCCCATAGCAGGTCTAGCAGCCAAAATAATTAAGTTATCTTCGTGTAGTCCTGTTGTTATTTTGTCAAAATCGGTAAAACCTGTAGCAAGGCCAGTAACATCCCCAACGTGCTTAGATCGTTCATCAATTCTGATATTAGTGGAATCTAATACGTCCATGATGTTTCTAAAACCTGAGTTTTGATTAGCACTTACCGATGTCAGTGTATTTTCAAGTCTTACTATGACATCATCCAAATCTTGGTGATCCTCATATACTGTTTCAAGAGCTTTGCCTAGATCATTGATGACCTCTCTTGCTTTAGCTTTTTCGGCCACAATCTTTGCATAATGTTCAATGTGAGCACTAGTAGGAACTGAATTGATCAAACTAGCAAGAAAAGCCATTCCACCAATACGCTCAAACTCTCCAATAGAGTCAAGTGCTGATTTTACAGATACAGGGTCAATTGGCTCTCCCTTGTCTGCCAATTCTTCCATAATATTGAAGATAATACCGTGAGATAACTTATAAAAACTTTCCTGTGTAAGAAATTCTGATGCGATAAAGATTTTTTCTGGGTCAACGAAAATTGATCCAAGTACCGCCTGTTCAGCTAGTATGTCGTGAGGCAGGATATTTGTCTTTTCTGCCATTTTATCGCTCCTTATCTACGATATCCAAAACGCATAGCTTGTCGAGCTTCTTCGATTTTTTGTTTTTCCATGATCAACTTTTTTAATTCCCTTTTTGACTCTTTGCAGCGTTGGCTAATTGCACTTACCATGATCGCCTCAAATAACACCACGATTACCAATACACCAATAATAATTTCATTTAACATTTTCTGATCTCCATTTCTTGTTATATTCATCTAAATCAATTGCTAATACTGCTGCCAAATTCTTTTGCTCAGTTAGTATTTGCCTTTTGTAGGGTGCCAAACCTGCATCTCGTTCTTCCTTTGTTTTTGGCAAGAAATACCCATTTGGTTTTTCTTTTTTTGCAACAACAGGATGTCCAAAATTCACTTTAAGGCTCTCAATAATGATTTCTAATTTTCGTTTATCTAAATTAAATCGCCTTTGTAGCTCTTTTGCTTGAATTGGTAATTCAAATGATGCATTTTGTAATATTGTGTTTAGCACTTGTGTTTCTATTAGAGTCATTTCTCTAGAAACTGCCATTTTTATCTCCTTTGCTATCTAAATAACGATATTACTTTGAATGAATTGATCTAATTCATTCTTGTCAATTCTTTTGGTTCCATCAATTTGATAAAGATTCAATCCCATCTTGATCCATTTTCTGATGGTGTTTGAACTGCAATCTGCATAGTGCGCTGCACTTTCTAGTGACAACCATCGTTTCTCTGATATCTCCTGGTCTAAGAATTCAGTGAAAGATTCTTTAAATTGAATTCGAACCACTGATCTTATTCCGTTTTCAAATTCTTCACTTAGAATATTCATTGTCATCTCCAATTTGTGTTATACTATTAGTAGTTTCTTTTTCTAGTGCGCCTAACCTCGTTAGGTGCCTTTTTTATATTCCCTACTCCTCAAATTTTTCCCATGACTCATTAATTCGCAATTTTTTGTTAATACGAAGCTTCAAGTCATCACTCCCTTTTCCATCTTTTAGCAGCTGTGTGATAGCTGATGGACTAACACCTACAACAATGGCCAAGTCCGTCTGTGACCATCCACGTTTTTCAATTCGCTCTTTTACAAGCTCGATCCACTTGCGATGTTGTCGGCTCATGTAACTTCCTCCTTTTGAAAATAAAAAATGCCCTATCTAACTGATAGAGCATGTGATATAATATTTTGTGGCACTTCTACACCGCCTGCGAAAGGAGGTGAGATAGCCCATGATGGAACTAATCCTTAAAACTATCATCGGACCGATTGTGGTCGGTGTCGTTCTTCGTTTAGCTGATAAATGGCTGAACAAGGACAAATAGTGTCAAAAAAGACCCCAAGCTTAATGTGGAAGTTAGCCTGGGGTCTTTTCTAGTCCATGATATAGAACTAATCCTTAATTCCCCTATATTATCTCACATGCTCTATTCAATTGTCAAGGGACAAAGTTAAAGAGTTAGTAAATATTTTTATAAAATTATTGACAACTTTTATACCTTAGTGTAAAATGAAAGCATAATTAAAAACATTGATAAAACATTACATCTATCAATTTTCTTGCTCGCCAAAGCTATTTATTTTTAGATAAGTTTTAACTCTGTTTTTTACTAACTCATTAACTTACGAAAACTATTTTACACTTTAGTATTATTTTTGTCAACAGAAAATAACACTTTTTTATAAAATATTTTTTGTCATGTCTTAGAAAAGGTGCTATGACAATGTTTTCTACACTTGAAAAAATTAAGGAGCTTACTCAAAAGCAAGGAATAAGTCTTCAAAAAGTTGCCGAAGATTTAGGTTATAGTATAAATTACCTCTATACTTTGAAAGAAAAAACTCCTAAATCTGACCGTCTCCAAGAAATCGCCGACTACTTCAACGTGTCCACCGACTACTTACTAGGACGCACAGAAAATCCTAATATTGCGAAAGATGGTGATGCTTCTGCACCATTAGACCTCAGAGACATTGCTGCACAATCAATGTTATTCGATGGTAAACCACTTACTGAAGAAGATATTGATTTTATTACAGCAGTCTTGGAGGCACACTTAAAAAATAAATAGAGGTGCATTTATGACTGTAAAAGAGCTTTGTGCCCTTGAGGGTGTAAGCTTATGCTACTTTGATGGGAGCGAATGGCATAGCCCAGGCTTTTTCAATCCAGCATTAAAAGTCCTTGCTATTGATATTAATCTATCAGAGCAAGATCAAAAACAAGTAGCCCTACATGAATTGGGCCATAAAGAACATACTCCAGTCCAGTATGAGGTTAATAGGGAGTTGTGTGAACTTCAAGCTGATCGTAGCATGATTCATCATCTATTAGAAGAAGAATTAAAAACTCTGGATGATGTATCAGAATTTAATTATATCCATTTTATGGAACGGTATAATTTAAAAACCATCGCTAACGAAACGATGGTAATAGATGAATATAAATCTTTAATTAATTAAAAGGGGGATTATTATGGGATTATTTGATAATGCCGAACTAAAAGAGGCTAAACGTCTCTATAAGGAGGAAATGAGACAACTTTCTGATAACATGAAACCAACTGGTAAGATATTCATGTGTGCTAAATGGGATGATAACTTAAGAGTTATTTCTATAGGATCTATGGGATCTTCAACTTTGATTAAATATGATTCCATTACTGGAGTTGATGTCATCGTTGATGTTAAAGAAGTCACCTCAACAAAAACAAAAGGAAAAGAAAAAAGAAAAGGGGTTATGACCAGGGCTGTTGTTGGAACAGTTTTGATGCCGGGAGTTGGGACTCTCGCTGGTGCGTTGACAGCTAAGAAACACTCTACAGGTGAAAGTGAATCTGTTACAAATCAGCAAGTCACTAAAACAATTGTTTTAACTAGAAACGACCCATTTAAAACCGTTTTAAATTTTCCATACAATGCAGATCTTGAAGTGAAGCTTCGTAGTATTTTGACTGAAAATATTGCGAAATTATCGCAACCGCTAGTCACTCAGCAATTAGAACAACCTGTTAAAGAAATTTCTGTTGCTGATGAATTGATTAAACTAAAAGAATTATTAGATGCTGGTATTTTAACAGAAGAAGAATTTCAACTTCAAAAACAAAAAATTTTGAGTTAATACAAATTACTGTCAATTTCTATCTCTAAAAAATGTTGGAGGAAAATATGAAAGAAATAATTTATTTAGATACAAAGTTAATTAATTCTTTATTAGCTCAATTAGATCAAGGATTGATTTTAAAACAAATCGTAGAGGAAAACACTTCTCAGTCAAATCATGAGGAAACTTCCAGTAAAAAAGGAAAGTCTGTATCTGGAAAATTAGATGTAGCAGTTGCTTCGGGGACATTATCTAATTCAAAAGAAGAGATTGATAAATCTGCTCTTGTGTACTCTAATGGAAACCGTGAATTAGTGGAAACTGCCATTAATGACTATTCTTTAGACCTATTAATAAACAAAATCAGTCCTTTGATTTCAGACATTGATGGATGTTCGGAAGGTGATTTTATTAAGGAGGAAGATAATTTCAAATCATACGATTTCAGCTTATTAAAAAATGCTATGGATATGAAATCGCTCGAATTCCTTGTTTTAGATGAGAAAGAAAAATTTGATAAAGCAACTAGCGAGTTATCTAAATTAAAGAGGGGTAACCAAACAAAAAATCAAAAAAGGATAGAAGAATTGCAGAAGGTTATAGAAAATTCTACTATTTATAGTTTTGAAAGACTCCACAAATTATCATCCTATGTTGAATCATTGTTGTCTGATTGTAAAATTTTTAAATTAGGGAAAACACTTTCAATTTGTGAACAAGAGAATATAAGGATTCCGAGAAGTTCCTTATCATTACTTAACAATTCGAAAAGAAAAGCCACTATTATAGGAATAGTAGCTTCCGATATCGAAAATGAAACTAATTTTGAAAAATTTACTGATGACCCTAATCAGCTTTTGGCACATGGTTCAAGTACATTCATTAATATTGTGACAAGTTCTTTTGAAATTACACAAAATGGTGACAAATTTATAAGACCTATTGCTATTTACTTTGAACAGTTGTAAGAGATATCTTTTTTCTCACTCTTTCATTTTGAAGGTTAAAATATTTCTCGTTTTCAGCAAATTTTAATGTATGGTGTTTACGCATTTGTGAATTAGACGATTGGAGATTTTTGAATTCTTCATTCATCTCATGTTGTGTTTTCTTTACAGAATTTAAAAATTGCAACATTTTTAACCTCCTTTTGAAAATATATATAGTAATTTAAAACTAAATAAATTAAAAATCAAAAAATAGGAAATCCTCACACCGCCTGGCAGCTTGAATGTGAGGAAATGTGTAATAAGAAAAGCCATTAAAAAGGTCTTTTTCTTATACCCATTTTAACAAGAAATGAGGTAAAAATCAATGATCAAAAAATATAAAAAAGGTGATGGTTTCGCTTACTATTTTAAAGCCTATCATGGAATTGATCCTTTAACTGGAAAGAAAATCGTAACTCTTAGGCGTGGTTTTAAAACCGAACGTGAAGCTAGACTTGCTGAAGCTAAGTGTTTGGCTGATTATGAGAAGAAAACGTTTAGAACCAGAAATACAACTACTACTTTCAAACAGGTTTATGAAACTTGGAAAGAACATTATAGAAATACCGTAAAAGAATCAACCTATGTTAGTCAAATTGACAAAGCAGATAGACTTATTATCCCTCATTTTGGAGATAAGCCCATAAATAAAATTACTCTATCCATGTGCCAAGCTCAGGTCAATAAATGGGCTGAGGACTATAAGAGATTTTTTGGGATCATCAGCATTGCTAATCAGATATTTGATTATGCAATATCTATGGAATTGATTGATAGCAATCCAATGAGAAAAACTCTAAAACCAAAAAGAAAAAAGAAAGATAAGGAAGAGCTTGAACAATTCTATAATAAAGAAGAGCTGAAAACTTTTTTTGAAATGGTCCAGGAACTTGATGATATAGAAATGCTCACTTTCTTCCGTTTGTTGGCTTTCACAGGGATGAGGAAAAACGAGGTAGGCGCATTAAGATGGACTGATATTGATTTGGAGAGTGGGCAACTAAAAGTTAACCAAACACTAGCCAAGGGAGAAAACAATAAAATCATATTTCAAACACCGAAAACGAAAAAAAGCCAGCGCACAATATCGCTGGATCCAAAGACTATTGATATTTTGAAAGATTGGCACAAATACAGTACAAAAGGCTTATTATTTAAAAATGAATCAGGCAGCCCTAAAAGTATTGTGCATGTAAATAACTTACTGAATAGAGTTTGGAGAAAGTATCCTGATTTCAAGCGTATCACTCCTCACGGCTTCAGACATACTCATTGTTCCCTATTGTTCGAGGCTGGAGCAACGATCAAAGAGGTCCAGGAACGACTAGGACATGAAAATATACAAACAACGATGGACATATATGCTCACGTCACCCAAAAAGCAAAAAATGAAGTTGCTGACAAATTTGCTTCCTACATTGGTTTTTAGAATATGGGTATCACCGTGGGTATCAAAACAAAAAAACAGGCTCTCCGTTATATTCGGAGAGCCTTATTTTATGCTATCTAAAGCAATTATTTTGCGATTGGGTAAACAGAAACTTGTTTTTTATCGCGACCTTTACGTTCGAAGCGTA